GTACTTAGTACAGAACTGAATGATGACATCCTCAACCTCAAGCGTTGGCACTCGCCAGCTTGCGTCATCTTCGGGTTGCTTCTCCCAAGTCTGAATCATAAACAGGTGTGGCTTATCGTCTTCGTGTCTTGGCAACCGAACTCCGACCACAGCAGTTGAGTCATTAGACCAGGAACCGTCAAAGCCAATGATGAACTCGTCATCTTCGTTGTAATCACTAGGAACAGCCAACTGGTCCCACGAACCGACAGGCAACCAAGCGTCTTTGCTGGAAACCCAGTTGTTTATGCGCTTACGCCTGAACTCAGACTCAGGTGTTCTAAGAACCGCTGACTCAAAGTCGCTTTTAGCGCAGATGTCATCAAAGCCAGGATTAGCAAGTTCCCAAGTCTTCGGGTCTGTGTGGTCGTACTCTTGTGGAGCTTCCCACCAAGCCATGAAGAAGGTTGGGTCATCTACTTCGCCTCTTGCTACCTTCTGCCCATACTGATACAACGAGTAGGCGATTGAGTCTTGCCCTGAGTTGTCCGACTTGACACCAGCAGTTGTGATGGCGATTAGCGTTGCTAAGTTTCCACGCGCACCCTGAGCAAGAGCCATAACATCAAACAGCTCTCTATTGGGCTGGGCGTGCAACTCGTCAAAGATAACCATTGTTGGTGAAAGACCTTCTTTTGAGTAAGCCTCGGCAGAAAGCACACGATAGACCGAGCCTGTCTCTGGAACTTCTATGGCATCTCGGTAAAGCTTGCACATCTCCGACAGCTCGCTCGCCTCAATCAGCTTCTTGGTATCCGCAAACACCAACCGAGCCTGATCCTTGTCAGCAGCACACGAGTACACCTCAGCGCCTCGGATGCCTGAACCGACAAGACCGTAGGCAGCAACAACCGACATCAGGCTCGACTTGCCGTTCTTTCTCGGCATCCCCACAAGACTGACTCTGTTCTTCAAGCCTTTGTCATCATGGGCGAACAAGTGACGGAGTAGCTCAGCCTGCCAGTCGCGTAGGTCCATCGGCGTACCAGCCTTGCCAGCGATGGAATCTTTAGTGATGATGCCAAAAGCCTCAGCGAAGTCAATTACATCTTCGCCTTCGCCTGACCGAATAAAGTTCTCCGCTACAGGGGTCAGCCAGGCAGGGGGCCAGCTACTTACCTTTTTCAAGCTCACGCTTTGCCCTTCTAGCAAATAGTTCTTCTAGCTTGCTTTCTCGCTTGACTTCTGCCAAACCGAGTCTGGTACGAGCTTCGGGTGAGAAACCGAGTTTTCCTAAGTTGCCAGCAATCAAGGCTTCTATGTCATTTAGCTGTTTTAGCAAGTGCCAGTCGTATTCCTCGACCAACCGACTCTCAATGACATCTCGGCGATCTAGTTGTTCGCAGGTCATCTGAAGCAGGTGAACATCTACCGCACCAATCCAAGGCACACCGTACTTGAAGACATCATCCCAGAGCTGACCGCCGTGCAGACCGAGTGGTCTTACGGGTTGGCGCTTGGCTGGCGGGATGGCAGCAAGCTCGCCTTCCTTGGGCAAAGTCTGGTGTCCTGGGTTTCCGAGCAGTCGCTTCTGCTCAAGTGGCTTGGCTGGGTTGGGCAAAGTAGGTTTCTCCCTTTGTTTTCTTGGTTTCTAGGCTACACCAGAAAAACTCTGAACTTAGAAAAAGTGCGCAAGTGGCGGGGCGGGGTGTCGGTGGGTCGGAGTTCGGCAGAATTTGGCCCACCCCCCTAGTACTACGCGGGGGTTGCCGTGTATTGGCTTGCTTAGCGTTCTAGGTTGCCCCAGATAACCCGCTTTTTTAGCGGTTATAGTGTTTTGCTTGCTAGATTCTTCGGGGCCTGTACGGGCGTTCTATGGCTTCTTGTAGTGTGTAGCCTTGGGCCTAATGGCTAAGTGTTGGTTTGCGCTTGCTTTAGCGTGCCTTGTCTAAGGCTTCAAGGGTGTACGGCACGGGCGGGGCCTAGTGGCTAATGGTGTCTATCCGTGCAACGGGTAAGGGGGCTAGGTGTCTAAGGGCTATAGCTTTAGATCTTCTTCTATTGTCTGTTGGTTAGCGTTCGCCTAGTGTCTGGCCCGTGCGGCGGGGGCGGGGTGTCCCTTGTGTTTTAGTTCTTCTTATTATCTGTTGTGTTGTCTACGGCCGTGCCAGGGGGGCGGGGGTAAAGCTAAACCCCTAAGCTGTTGGGCCTAGGGGTTAGCGGTGTTGCGTGTTTAGTTATGCTTCGGAGATTACTAAGCCGTGTAAGTGATTAGACGCGCAATAGTCATTAGTTGCAACCTTGTAGCGCAACCGTCTAACGGGTTGGGCGTTGCGTTGCGTTAGCGCCTTCCGAATAGATCGACGGGCGGCACGGATACTATTCCAAATAATTCGTTCGGCTTCTCCCGTGTTGCCTAAGCCTTCGGGGTAAGTAATGGCGCATTGCCATACCCCGAAACCGTTAGCGTAAGTGTTTAGTTTATAGTTCTTCATTCTGTTATTCCCTTCTTGTTTTTTTAGTTATGACCTAAACCCGCGTTTAGATTCACCTAGCAAGATCCCGCCAGCAATTGCGGTAATCATTCCAAGGCCCCAAACACTGGCTTTAGCTGTTGTTTTGACTATTCGCACGGGCATTGCGGGGCGGTTGGGTATTATCGCAAGTGCAGACTTAGGCGCAAATATCGCCTTCCGTTCTTCTGCCGTAAGCTTCAAGACTTCTTCTGGCTTAGGATCTGTTTTGACTCTCACTTTTTGCGCCGCAAGTATGGCCCGTGTCCGGTTAGCGTTAGGCATTGAAAATCACGGCTTCGGGATAAAAGTCTTCTGCACAATAGGGACACACTTCAACATATATTTGCCCGTACTCAACCATTAGCGCATTAGCCCTAATACGGCTAAACCAGGTGTTGCAACTTACACACTTCCCAAGTGTTAGTTCTTCGGTTTTAGTTGTCATTGCTTATTATCCCTTCAAAATAATTAGCGCCGCATTCACAATTAGGCGCTATTGCTTTAGCCGTGTCAATCAAGTGCGGTAAGTGGCCCAAGGTCATCCCTAGGGCTTCAAGATTGCTAACTTCTTCAACCAAGTCATCGTAATCACCCGTTAGCAATACTTCGGCGATGCGCTCATATTCCCGCTTGATTGCGCTCATTAGTTTTTATTCCCTTCTTCTTTAGCTTCTTCTTGCGCCTTAGCGATTGCTAAAGCTTCTTCGGTAATTGTCGGGACCCACATCCCAAACTTTACCCCGTCTACTTCGAACCCTTCACCTTCTAATTGATATCCCATTAGTTTGCGTTCCCTTCTTCTTCGTATTGATTCCATTCCGCATCGTCCCAAGTAATCTTGTCCGGTGTTGCGGCGTTCCACCCGTCAAGCATTGCAAATACTATTTGATCTACTTCTTGCGCGTCCTTAGCTTCTAGCCAAAAACTAACGCTTAGTTTCCCTTCGTATTTTGGCATTAGTTGTCTATCCCTTCTTCTAGTTCTTCAATTTTGCGCTGTGCAGAATCAAACCATCCGTTTATAAATTCGTGGTGATCTTCTAAAAATTCGGTGTTGGTTTGTAGTTCTTGCGATATCTTTCGCCACAATTCGGGGTCAATATAGGCGTGGTCTGCCGTATAAAATTGCCACAATATAGGCGTGTCATCGCTGTATTGACTTAGTTCTTCTTTTAGCCGTGCAACCGTGTTAGATTCCGGCGGCGCTTGTAGCCTGGCTTCGATTAGATCAACGGCCAATTTTAGGTTAACGCCCGTGTAGCCGTCATTCTGTAATTGTGTGAACAGACTTATTAAGTCTGCCGTGCTGTATCTTGCGTTTAGATTCATTGCTTTAGTTTCCCTTCTTGTTTTTTGGTATTGATAAGTAATAGTCCCTTAGCCACTTCGGAAACTTCCGTTCTTTTAGGTACTGCACGCCTTCCGCCGTGAGATCACCCGCTAGATATTCGCCGCATCCATCGCAACTAAGCGGGTAATCGGTTGAGTGTCCGCACGCATAACACTCACTTATTCCGCAACCGTTAGGCCCTTCTCCGTAAGTGTGTAAGCCCCGTTCTAGTTCTATGCCGTACTCAATAGCGAACTTGCGGGCGCATTCTTCACAATTCAAAAAGTACATATCACCCGTGTAGCATTCCCAAGAATTCACTGGTGTTCGGGTTTCGGTAATCATCAAAATTCACCCGCTTTTAGGGCTTCAATCTTGATTAGGATATCTGCGTAATCTGCAACCTTCTTACCCTTTATAGAATCGCTGTAAAGATTCTTTTTTAGGGTGTCCTTGTAGCTTGTGTAAAGATCTAAAGTTTCCCGCAAATCGTACACGCTTCGAACTTCTTCACTTACTAGGCCAAACTTCTTTAGCCAATCAAGGGCGGTTTGTAGGTACTGATCTCCATAACCGTAAGTTATTCCGAGATCAATTAGCCACTTACCGTTAGCGCTAATGCTTACGGCGTGATAAGTGTTGCCGTTCAACTTGTCAAACCATAAGCGGCCGTTTATATGCAGACTTCTTAATTCGGGTATTGCTTTTTTATTTGCTTGCATTCTTCTAGTTTCCCTTCTAGTTGTTTAGTTAGTTTTGTTCTCTGTAAAGGTTGCCCAACCAAGATAAAAATTGGGCTTCGTGTTGCGGGCATTGCGGATAATTCCCAACTTCTCGCAACCGCTTACGGGTCAAGCGGACAAGTTCCCCGCATTCCCAACACTTAGTTATTAGTTTTGGTTTATTCATTGCTTTAGTTTCCCTTCTAGTTGATTAGCCAAATAAAAATTCAATTCCTGCCACTACGGGCGGGACAAGAATTAGCCCAAAAATTAGGCCAATTAGTAAAGTTGCAATTAGCAAACTTCGGTTTAGTTCTTTCCATTGCTTATCGGTCATTCGCTTACCCCTTCATTAGTAGCTATTAGCCAATCGTGAAAAGCTTTAGCTATTTCGGCGGGGGTAGTTTCCGTAGTTTCACCGTCTACATATCCGTCAAAATCATTCCAACCAATAGGCCCGTTAACTTCACCCATTGCAAAATCGCCCCAAGTAGTTTGAATACTTAAGTAAGCGGGATATTCCCAAGATACGCTTTTAACCTTGTCTAGCTTCAGTAATTCTTCTTCTAGTTCGGTTTTGATCTGTTCAATCATTCTTTTAGTTCCCTTCTTGTATGGCCGTGTTGCCATACCTAAAAACTAGCAAAATTTGGCTTTTTTAGCAATTTTTAGCCAAAATTCGCTTTTGGGCGTGTCGGGGGCAAATCTGCACGGTTAGGCCGTCCGCCTGGTTTTGCCGTGTCCGGTTGCCGTGCGGCACAATTCGGGGGTTTTGGGTGTCGATCATTAGGGCATTGACACGGGCGGGGGCTTCGGGGCTTACTTACTTATTAGGACTAGTTCACGGGGCGGTGATCTTCGGGGGGCATTGCAACCGCAATAACGGCGGGACACTCTCACGGCTTCGGGCGGGGCTTCGGGCGTGTTGCGCCTTGCCTGGCTTCGTACAAGTGTACGAATGGCCCATTAGAACAAATGTTCGGAACAAGTGTTCTAATCTTTTTTTGTGTTATTTTCTGTCAGAATTTCTGACCGAATCTGACCGAATATTGACCGAATCTCAAACCAAATCTCAACCGAATCTTGACCGAATCTTGGAATTTCTGTGGCTGAATTTCTAACCGAATCCGAACCGAATCTTGAAGTCAAAGCAAGATTTTATTTTGTTAGCGGCTTGTTTCCTCGGCGTGCGTTGCAAGATCTATGAGCTGGGGCTAGTGGACTGTTCGGGTCTCCTGGTATCAAGTGATCAGCCTGGAATGGGTCATCTATTCTCATGCCCTCGTTGCAGAGATGGCAGTAAAGGGCTGAGTCTCGAACCTGCTTGGCACGCTTTCTGTAGTCTCCTGCGTACTGGCCTGTTTCTCTTTTTCTTTCAGCTCTCTTGGCTTCTAGCCTTTGCTCAATCATTGTCTGATGAATCTCACAGCGTGAGCCGCCTTTGGTCAGCCTTCCACAATCTAGGCAGGGTTTTGCGTACATGACGGCCCCCCGTTGTTTTTGTTTTTTCTGGAAACTTTCCCCACAGAAAAGGCCCCCCTTGTTTTTCTAGGACTCTTTTCCAGCCCAACCGCCCCCCTTAAACTCTATGGCGGGTTTATCGTAAATTCTTGTCATCTCAACAGCACACTTAGCACAGATGGGTTTGTTTTCTTCGGCTGTGATTGACCGAACGATTGTGGTTGTGTCCCCACATTGACACTGATACTCGTAAGTTGGCATTACTTCCTATTGAATGGTGTGTTGCAGGTTAGGCAGACCGAAGGCAAAGAGCTTTTAGGCCCGATAATCATTTGGAGCATGTGTCCATTAGGGCAAATCAAAAGAATCGCTACCATGACTCACTCAGTATCTTCTCGTAGGTTTCTTGATGCGTAAGTTTTTTGCCTGTTCGATAGCTGATGTCCCACCACTCCATCTCAATAGCAGGAATGACATGAGTAGGCCGAACGCAGTCAGGATTATTGCAAGTCCTTGCGCCTGGCGTTTCTTTTGCATCTGATTCCTTCCAGCAGTAGTTCGCACGGTTTCTATTCTTGTCCTTCAAGTCTGAATCCTCTGTGAGATTTGAGCTAG